TCATGAATTTATTTCTTTATACAACAATTCAATTTCTTGTTGAAATTTTCTTTTTATAAAATTAATATTTTCTTCTGGACTACCTTGAATTTCAATAGATGCACTTCTGTAGAATATTTTTGATAAAATATCAAAAAACTGTTCAGTACCATCATCTGATATACCAAATATTTTATATTTTAGATATTTTTCTTTTTCATTTTCAATCTTATTTAAGTCATTGATGAGTTGAGATCCTGTATGTTTAAATTTAACTGATATTGAAACTTTATCAGCCTCAGCTGATTCTGTTTCCTGAAATTGGCTTAAATTTCTAAATTCTTCTTTTGAAGTTGATGGATTATACACATATTCTATGCCTTTAACTTTTTTAAATCTTTTTAATGCCTTTTTTAAAGAAGTTATTGAATAAGGAATAAATCCAATGTGAAAATTTTCTTGAAACAAAAATTCATTAATCATTTCAGTGAATTTTCCAGAATGTGCATTTGAAATAATAGAGGTAATGCACTTGTTAATATCAATATAAAAGAAAGAAAAGTATTCAAAAATAACATTTTGCTTAAGATCTTCTTTGTTATCATTGTTTATTACCTTTAATTTTAAAAATTCATTTTTTAGTTCATCCTCTTTAAGAAATCTTCCAAATAAGTGATTTTCATCAGATGAAATAATTTCAATTCCAATTTTCATATCTTTAGAACGATATTCTCCTAATTGTGGAAAGCATTTTCTAAACATGCTTTGAAGCATAGATGGATCATCTATCTTATTTGAAAAAAGAGAATAGTCTGGAATTGTTTTGTAAAAATATACGGTTTTTTTAATTGTTTTTGTTGCCATTTTTTTCACTCCTAGTATTGACATAATATGCCAAAATATATTATAATCATACTGAAAGTGAAACAACCACTCTTTACTTTCATATAAGCACTATCTTGTTCCCATCAAGGTAGTGCTTTTTCTTTATATATTACCGTAACGATTCGTGACGATATTATATTTATCCTCAAGTACCAAAACGGTAGTTGAGGTTTTATTTTTATTCTATATTATTAACTACATTGTAGTACATTTCCATAGCTTTTTGCATAAGGTCCTCAGATACTTCAAACAGTTCTGCAAGTTCCCAACACTGTGTAATGCCACTGTTTATAGCCTCAGTAAATTCATCAAGTGGTACAAGTGTTATAATAGTTTCTTTCCAAGCTCTTTTTTCTTGCTTTTCCTTAATGTCAAATGGGGAATGAAGATTGTAGAAACTACCTGTTTTAATGTGTGCACATTCGTGATATGCAACTTCTTTTTCTTCTATATCGTTTTCAATTTTATCTGTATCAATAGCAATACTTCCATCCGGCAAAGCTATTCCTTTAGCATTGCTTTCCATAGGAAAGTAGTACACATCAATACCATTTCTGTCTATTTCTCTATATACCTCAGTAAGTGTCATATTATCCCTTTATTCGTTATTCTTTTCCTGTGACTTTCTAAACTTGATAAAATTGATAACATCCTTAACTACTTCATCAGATTCACCCTCTAACTCTTGATATGCAGCATATTGAATACTGCTGGTATCTATTGTAGGTTGTGTGTTTTTTGAGTCTGTTAAAGTGTTCATATCAACATTAAAATAATCAGCAATAGCCTCTAAAGTTTCCATATTAGGAAATCTAGTTCCGTTTTCATACATACTGATTGTACTTTTAGCTAGTCCTAATTTTTTACCTAATTCTTCTTGATTAAGTCCTGCATTTGTTCTTAATCTTTTCAATACATCTGCAAACATAATATACCCCAATGTAATAAATGATTTGTAAGTTTCCTTCATGTTGTAACTAAGTACAAAATTATAATATCACGATATGTGAAAAAAATCAAGAGAAAAATTCACAAAATGTGTTGACATTGAAAAATTACTGTGCTATTATATAGTTGTTCACAAATCGTGAACATTGAAAGGTGGTGTCAGAGATGAACCCAATTAAGATTGGTAGCAGAATTAAAACTCTAAGAGAAAATAAAAATATCTCTAGAGAAGATTTCTGTAATGCAGTAAATATCAGCTTATCAGCTCTAAGTATGTACGAAACAGGTCAAAGAATACCTAGAGATGAAGTAAAGCTAAGAATTGCTAGATTGTTAGATACAACAATAGAGGCTCTTTTTTTTACTTAACAGGTACACAATACGTGAACTTTAACAAGCCGATAATTACCCACAAGTAATTATACCAAATCAACTGTTCCATAATTGGGACTTATGAAAGTAGGTGAAAGAATGGGTGATAATAATCTACCAATTATTCTAATTGTATTGTTGGTATTGCTGGTGTGTTGCACGATCGTAAAAAATTTTATCATGCAGGACACAATTAATGAGCAAAAGGATACTATAGCCATTATGCAGGACACTATAGACACCCAAGAAGACACTATAGCTACTATGCAGGAAACTATAGATATTCTTGAAGAAAGTAGGTGAAATAAATGGACAAGCACACTATTGATACAGTGATTAATTGCTTAGGCAAACGCATAGTGACAATTATAAGTGCTGATGAATATGCAGAAGATTGTAGTTCTATTGCTGAACTAACAACGGCTCTTGCCGAATTAGTATCAGCAAGAGCCGAGCTAGAGAAAGGTTAGTTAATCATTACCTTCTGATTTAGTAATTTTAAGAAGTCTGTTGTAAATTGCCTCAAAATAATCAGCAACCTGTTCTCCTGTACTACCATCAATACAGTGCTGAGAATTTGACAATTTAGCTTCAACAAGCTCTTTAGCAGATTCAAAAGCTAATTTTTCTGGATGACCCGTAACCATAGTTTTAACCTCCTTTCATTAGATTCTAGTGAAATTATATCATATAGTGTGGAAGTTACAAGGATTATGGTAAAAATGATATTTTATCAGAAAGTAGGTGAGGAATGAAATTGATGAAAGTTGAAAAAGAACTTCATCCAATAAAGTTAAGACTTATAAAAAAAGAACTGCCAAAGAATATAAATTCTCCAGCAGGACTTCATAAAGCTAAGTACTATGTTCAATATGTTTCTTTGGATGGTTTCATTTTATTAGAAAGAGAGGCTAATAGTTTTGACTTGAATGTGTTGTTTAAGGATTTAAAACAAGTTGATGATATTCAGGAATAGTAACTTCGGTTGAATATTTCTTTCTAGGAGTAATAACAAATAGTTTTGTTTTAATTTCCTCTCCGTACTCATCAACAAAGGGTCCAAAGAATGGGAACATCGCAGTAATGTACTTTGTTTCAAAAGGTTCAAATTTTAGAGGCAAAATTGCTTTTTGTTCTATATCAATAAAAGTTACTGTATTTTCATCTGTTTGTATTTCTATATATTTAAAAGAAAACTCATTTGAATGATTTGCTATATTCTTATTGCTTTTTAAGTATATTGCATCAATGGTAGTTGGGTATGATGAACAATTAGTTATCTTCAAAGATACTACACAACAATAGTTCAAACCACAACACCCATTAGTTTCAGTTTCGTTTGAGTCAAAGTAGTACGTTTTTCTATTATCAAGTTGTTGTACCTTTTGCTTACCAATTTGAAACATATTATTTGCTAATACAATACTCAAAGAGATTATACCAGTAACACAGCCAATTATAGAAACACAAATAGAAACTAATTCCAAAGTGTAACACCTCCTTTCAAACTGATTATAGCATTTGAAAGGATACAAGACAAATAAAAGTAGGTGAGGAATAAATAAAATGGAAAAAAAGCCTGTACTTACAGAGATAAGTGGTACAGAAGTTGATGCACTTTTATATACTGCAATATTTAATGAAGTGAACAGACTTGAAGATTGCAAAAATAAAAAAGAGCGTCAAAGAATTAGAGATTTTATCCTATCAGCTTATCGAGATTTGAAAGGATACAAGACAATTGAAAGTAGGTGATTAAATGGTAGACAAGAAAGGTCAAATTATTCTATTTGCAGACAGAAAGACAGTATCAGGTTCTAATGTAGTATCTGCTTGTGTGTCTGACGAAACTGCAAAGACACTTGAAGAACTATGCGAAAAGACAGGTAAGAAGATGTCAAGCCTAGTAAGAACCCTTATTGAAGATAGCCTTGAACTTGTGAAAGTTGTTGAGGCATAGGAGAGGTGGTAACAATGCCTAAGCTATTGGCAAGACCGGAAGACAAGTACAAGCACAATATTTTATGTAATATTGAAGATTGTCTTAATCGGCAGAACATAAGCAAGAACAAATTACAAGAGGTTCTAGGCTTATCAAAGCCGACAATTAACAAGTATTACAAGGATCCGTCTTACTTTACATTAGGTCAGCTAATGATGATAGCAAGGCTAGGTAAAGTAACAGTAATGGACCTTGTATCAGATAAAACAACATAAGTTGTGAATGAAAGGAAGTGTAAACCAATGGAAAATGAATTTTTTTATGTTCTCGCCATTGTAATTCTTGGAATTATAGCATTTGGTTATTTTATCAAGGCTGATGATGAGGAAGAATTAAAAAAGATGTATCAGAAAGCATATAATGAGAGCGTTAACGAGATTAACCATCTGCATGATATGATTGCTGATGCACAAAGTAAACTAGCTAAAGAGATTGAAGAACATGATGAACATATTAAATATTACGAGGCGTTGATGCATATGCAAAAAGAAGTATGTGATGGGCGTTTAAGAGAAGCTGGGTACGAAATGGATGATGAAGATGAAGAAGAGTATTAAAGCAGTAGGACTTGCAGTATCAATAGTGGTTACAATCATTGTTTCCTTAGTGCTACATATCAATCTACTGTCAAAGCATGGTGGATTTCTTCTTTTACCGTTTCTTTACTTTGGTATGGTCTATGTTTTGCCTCGCATTTTGTCTTATATTATGGACGATTTCAAGGTTACATACAGTAGGGAAAACCTTTGTATAACTAAGGATGATTTCCAGACAAAGTGTTTTGAAGAAGCACTAGGAGCAAGACCGGAAGAAATTGAACACATTGTTGAGGGTGAAGAAGTTGAAAGCGTATGAAGCAAGAAACAAATGGGGGTATAGAGATTATGCAACAGTTGTTTTTGCTGAATCAGCCGGAAAAGCAAGAGCAATAGCATTATATACAGAAGCGTGTGAAGGCAGTGATTTCACTGATATTGAAGTTTTTAGAGTACCACAATTGGATAAGTATTATAAACCAGGCAAACAAGAAATGGACTGGTCTGATGAAAAAGACAGAATTGCACTTGTTAAATACGGTGGCTTTTATTGCAGTCGGGAAGTGATTGACCCAAGCTGTGAAAATTGTCCAGCTAGTAAATGGTGCGACAGATACAAAGATGAAAGGTCAGAAGTATGAACACAAAGTACATTTTTCCACTATTGTTGATTATCTTAGATGTAGGTGCTGCAATAGTCTATGGCATTAACAAAGATTTCAAAATGGCAACATATTGGATTGCAGCTGCAGTTCTTAATATATGTGTGACATTTTAATTAGGGGGTGAGAGAAAATGTTTTATAAGAATGAGGACAGAAAGTGTGAGTGTTACAAGTGTGAACTTAACACAAACTGCCCTTATGTTGACAAGTACCAAAGGCTTGGAAGAGAGAATAGAGGTGCTTTAGGACTTTGCAAAAAGTTACCGGAAAACCAAAACAAAAGAAAAAGCCACTAAGGAACGGCAATTCCCTAGTGGCAGAAAGGTGTTCCTTACGGAACATATTAGAATAATCTTATTTCATTTTAGAGAAAAATTTCTAAAATGTCAAGTTTTTTTAAATGAAAGGAATAGTAAAAATGTCAATTAAGATTTCATCATTAGAAGTAGAAAATGTTAAAAGAGTTAAAGCTGTGTCCTTAACTCCTACTGCTGAGGGTTTAACTGTCCTTGGTGGTAGAAACGGTCAAGGCAAAACATCTGTACTGGATAGTATTGCATGGTGTCTTGGTGGTAACAAGTTTATGCCATCATCTCCTAAGAGAGATGGTTCTACCATTCCACCACACCTAAAGATTAAGCTATCTAACGGTATTGTGGTTGAGAGAAGTGGCAAGAATAGTAGCTTAAAGGTCATTGACCCGGAAGGTAACAAAAGTGGACAAACATTGCTGAATGAATTTATCAGTTCCTTTGCTCTTGATTTACCAAAGTTTATGAGTGCATCAGGAAAAGAAAAGGCAGATATTTTACTACAGATTATTGGTGTTGGTGATGAACTTTATATGCTGGAAAATGAAGAAACCACAACATACAATCAAAGACATGCTATCGGTCAGATTGCAGATCAAAAGAAAAAGTATGCCCTTGAAATGGAAGAGTATGAGGGCGTACCTTCTGAACTTATTTCTCCTTATGACTTAATTAAGCAACAACAAGCAATACTTGTGCAGAACGGTGAGAATCAGAAGAAAAGGGAACATTTAAGTTCATTGGAAAGTCAGAACGAGTCCCTTACTGTCCAAATTGCTACTTTAGAAAGAAATTTAGCAGAATTAAAGGATAAGAGAAGAACTATAATATCTGACATTGAAATTGCAAAAACTTCTGTACAGGGACTTGAAGATAAGTCAACTGCTGAACTTGAAGAAAGTATTGCTAATATTGATAGTATTAACCGTAAGGTTAGAGCAAATCTTGATAAAGCGAAAGCTGAAGAAGATGCCAAGAATTATCAAGACCAGTACAACAATCTAACACATCAGATTGAAGAAATACGCAAGAAGAAGTATGACCTACTTAACAATGCTAATCTTCCTTTACCGGGTCTATCAGTTGAAGATAAGGAACTAACTTATAAAGGCTATAAGTGGGACAATATGAGTGGTGCAGAGCAGTTAAAAGTAGCTACTGCTATTATCAGAAAGCTAAATCCTAATTGTGGTTTTGTACTATTAGATAAGCTGGAACAAATGGATGTTGAAACACTGGCAGAATTTAATCAGTGGCTTGAAAGTGAGAACTTACAGGCTATTGCAACCAGAGTGTCAACCGGAGATGAATGTTCCATCATTATTGAGGATGGATATGTTAAGAATACAGAACAAAAGCCTTTTGTAAAAAAGGAATTTAAGAAAGGAGAGTTTTAATCTATGAACATTTCAAGTGGAGTAATCATGTCAGCCCAGAAGATTGTAATTTATGGTCCTGAGGGAATTGGTAAGTCAACAATGGCATCTAAGTTTCCTAGTCCTGTGTTTTGCGATACAGAGGGTGGCACAAAAAGGCTTAATGTTAGTAGATTTGATAGACCAACTTCAATGGAGATGGTTATTAAACAGATTGAATATGTTAAGCAGAACCCTAATGTATGCAAAACATTTGTTCTTGATACTGCTGATTGGCTGGAAAAGTTATGTGGTCAATCAGTATGTGCATCTGCACAGAAGAAAGGTATTGAGGACTTTGGCTATGGCAAAGGTTATGTATATCAGTCAGAGGCTTTTGGTAAGATACTTAATATGTTAGAAGACTTGATTGATATACATATTAATGTTGTGGTACTTGCTCACGCTACTATGAGAAAGTTTGAACAACCTGATGAAATGGGTGCTTATGATAGATGGGAACTAAAGCTGGACAAAAGAAATGCTTCTTTATTAAAAGAATGGGCAGATGCAGTATTCTTTGTCAATTATAAGACTTATGTGGAGAAAACAGACAACAACAAGTACAAAGCTACAGGTGGCAAGAGAGTAATGTACACAGAGCATAATCCTTGTTGGGATGCAAAAAACAGATACGGTCTTGATAGGGAAGTACCTTTTGAATACTCTGTGATTTCTCCATTTATCCCTAGTGACAGTACAACAACTACTGTTGTATCAGAACCAAAATCACAACAAGTAGTTACAAGTGACCCTATTTCTGAACTTGATGACCTTGTAGAAGATGATGTACCAACTTCACCACCGGTGGAGCAACAAGCAACTAATGTTCCGATTCCAGAAGGATTGCCTAAGAAGTTAGTAGATCTGATGAAAGCTGATAATGTGTCAGAAGAGGATATTCAACTTGTTGTGGCACAAAAGGGATATTTCCCACAAGATACTAAGATAAAGGACTATGGTAATGAGTTTATTGAAGGTTGGTTAATTACTTTCTGGGATAAAGTTGTAGAACTGATTAACCAAAACAATGATTTACCATTTGATTAAAGAAAGGATGATTTTATATGGCAGAATACAATAACAATGATGTAGCAATGGGCTGGGATGACACCATTGAAAATGATAGTGAGTTTGTTCTTCTTCCTGAAGGTACATACGATTTTGAGATTTTAGGCTTTGAAAGAAAGAGATTTGAAGGTAGCACAAAGATGTCAGCTTGTCCTAAAGCTGAACTATCAATTAAGCTAACTTCAGAAGCAGGTTCTGCTACTGTTAGAGAAAACCTACTTCTTAACAAAAAAGTTGAGTGGAAACTGTGTCAGTTCTTTACTTCTATTGGTTTGAGAAAACATGGAGAACCTTTACGAATGAATTGGAGTGAAGTAACAGGCAGAAAAGGTAAGTGTAAGGTTAGTGTAGATAAATACACTAATGATAAAGGCGAAGAAAGAGAAATTAACAGAATCAAAGAATTCTTAGAACCTAACGAAACCCCACAACAAAACAGTCAGCCTAAAGCCTTTGTGCCGGGTCAGTTTTAATGGGTGAAATTAAGTTAAGACCATATCAGCAAGAGGCAAAAGAAAAGGTTTTTGAAAAGTGGAATAGTGGGGACAAGAAAACTCTTTTGGTTCTTCCTACCGGGTGTGGTAAAACAATAGTTTTTGCAAAGATTACAGAAGATTGTGTAAGACAAGGGGCAAGGGTTTTAATCCTTGCCCATAGAGGTGAACTGTTAGAACAAGCCTCTGACAAAATAGAAAAGGCTACCGGACTGAAAAGTGCAGTAGAAAAAGCTGAAAACTCCTGTATTAACAGTTGGTATAGAGTTGTTGTAGGTTCAGTCCAAACACTTATGAGAGATAAAAGACTAAATCAATTTAGTTGTGATTACTTTGACACAATTATTATTGATGAAGCACATCATGTTATCTCTGATAGTTACCAAAAAATACTTGAACATTTTTCTGAGGCTAATGTACTTGGTGTTACTGCAACACCTGACAGAGGTGATATGAAAAATCTAGGACAAGTGTTTGATAGCCTAGCATATGAGTATACCCTTCCACAAGCTATTAAGGAAGGGTATTTAACTCCTATTAAGGCAGTAACAATACCACTTAAACTTGATTTATCAGGTGTATCAACACAAGCCGGTGACTTTAAAGCCAGTGATATTGATACTGCACTGGACCCATATTTGTATCAAATTGCAACAGAAATGAAGAAGTATTGTGCAAACAGAAAGACAGTAGTTTTTCTGCCACTTGTAAAGACTTCACAGAAGTTTAGAGATATTTTAAATACTCAGGGTTTTAATGCAGCTGAGGTTAATGGTAACAGTACAGATAGAGCAGAAGTATTAAGTGATTTTGAAAATGATAAATACAATGTTCTGTGTAATTCAATGCTTTTAACGGAAGGCTGGGACTGTCCATCAGTTGATTGCATTATTGTATTAAGACCAACAAAAGTAAGAGGTCTTTATTGTCAAATGGTTGGCAGAGGTACAAGACTATGTGAAGGTAAGGAAGATTTATTACTTCTTGATTTTCTGTGGCATACAGAAAGACACGAACTATGCAGACCTGCTCACTTAATTTGTACATCTGACGAAGTGGCAAAGAAAATGACTGAAAATCTAGCAGAAAATTCAGGTTGTCCTATTGACATTGAAGAGGCTGAGGAAAAGGCATCAGAAGATGTTGTTGAACAGAGAGAAAGAGCACTTGCAGAACAACTGCAAAAAATGAAAACAAGAAAAAGAAAACTTGTTGACCCTTTGCAATTTGAAATGTCAATTCAAGCAGAAGATTTATCTTCATATGTTCCGGCTTTTGGTTGGGAGATGGCACCACCTAGCAAAAAACAAGTACAAGCACTTGAAAAACTAGGTATTTTTCCGGATGAAATTGATAATGCCGGTAAGGCTACAATGCTACTTGAAAGACTAAAGAAACGCAAAGAAACAGGACTTACCACACCTAAGCAAATTAGATGTTTAGAGCATTATGGATTTCAGCATGTTGGTGAATGGCAATTTGAAAATGCAAGAAAGCTAATATGCAGAATTCAAGCAAACGGTTGGCATGTACCTAGAAACATCAATCCGTCACAGTATAGAGAGGGTGAATAGCTATGAATAATAAGCTGAATTTAGTTGAATTAATTAAATATATTGACCCTTCAAGGCTAGACTATCAGGAATGGATTAATGTTGGTATGGCTCTTAAACAAGAAGGTTATTCTGAATATGATTGGGATAGCTGGAGCAGTAGAGATAGTAGCAGATACCACAGTGGTGAATGTCATAAAAAATGGGCAACATTTAACGGAAGTTCTTCACCGATAACAGGTGGCACTATATATCAAATGGCTTGTGACTTTGATTACAAGCCACCTGTTGGTGCACCTGATGAAGCTATGAACTGGGATGATGAAATCAGTAATGACCCATTGAAAGTTATAGACGGTGGTTTTGAAATTGAAGAATTAAAACTACCTAAAGAGTGGCACCCTAAAGAACAACTTATTAAATACCTTAGTGTATTGTTTGAGGCTGACGATAATGTGGGATATGTAACAGACTGTTGGCAAACTGCTGACGGTAAGAACTTACCTACAAAGGGTAATTACGATAGAACTGCAGGTCAGTTAATAGAAGAATTGTCAAAGTTAAAAGATGATGATATAGGTGCAGTATTTGGGGATTACAACAAAGATGTAGGTGCTTGGATAAGGTTTAATCCTTTAGACGGTAAAGGTGTTAAAAATGACAATGTAACCGACTACCGTTATGCACTTGTAGAATCTGATGAAATACCTATTGAAACTCAAAATACTATTATCAGAGAACTTGAATTGCCGGTAGCTTGTCTTGTACATACAGGTAATAAATCTATTCACGCTATTGTAAAGATAAATGCTACAAATTATGAAGAATACAGTAAGAGAGTAAATTATCTTTATAAAGTTTGTGACAAGAACGGCTTTATTACAGATAAGCAGAACAAAAACCCATCAAGACTAAGCAGAATGCCCGGTATTGAAAGAAAAGGTAAGAAACAATATTTACTTGATACCAACATAGGCAAAGAAAGTTGGGATGAATGGTATGAGTGGATAGAAAGTATTAATGATGATTTACCTGAACCGGAAAACCTAACAGAAGTTTTTGATAACTTACCTGAACTATCACCACCACTAATTGATAATGTTCTCAGACAAGGTCACAAAATGCTTATAGCCGGACCATCTAAAGCCGGTAAGTCTTTTGCACTTATTGAACTTACTATTGCAATAGCTGAGGGGAAAAAGTGGTTAGGCTTTGATTGTACTAAAGGTAAAGTTATGTATGTTAATCTTGAACTTGATAAAGCAAGTTGTTTACATAGATTTGCTGATGTATATAAGAAACTAAATTGGCAACCTAATGCCATAATGAATATTGATATATGGCATTTAAGAGGTAAAGCCTCACCAATGGATAAATTAGCACCTAAGCTAATCCGTAGAGCCTTAAAAAAGAACTATATAGCAGTTATTATTGACCCTATATACAAGGTTCTTACAGGTGATGAAAACAGTGCAGAACAGATGTCTAAGTTCTGTAATCAGTTTGACAAAATTTGTGCCGAACTGGGATGTGCAGTAATTTACTGTCACCATCACTCAAAAGGTAATCAAGGTACTAAGAAGTCTATGGACAGAGCCTCAGGCAGTGGTGTTTTTGCTCGTGACCCTGATGCCATGTTAGACCTTATAGAACTTGAAATTGACGATAATCTTATTAAGTATCAAGAGAACAAAGCTGAATGTGCTATTTACTATAAATATCTGAAAAGATTTGTTTCTAATATTGATGAGGAGGTTTCTCAGGATGATTTAGAAAGTTCCTACAATATGGAAAAGATAGCCGAAAATAAGCTAAGTAAGAATACTTTAGCTTTGGCTAGGGCTGAATTTCAAGAAGAAAGAAAGTCCATCAAAACTCGTTCAGCTTGGAGAATTGAAGGTACATTAAGAGAGTTCCCTAGGTTCTCACCAATCAACTGTTGGTTCAATTATCCTATACATCAGATTGATGATACAGGTGTTTTAAGTGATATTGACAGTAGTAGCCAAATGAATAGTAAAAACTCAAATTACAAGAAAAATTTTGGCAACAAAAAGAGTGCTGAAGAACGAAAGAATGAACGAAAAGAATCATTAGAAGTTGCCTTTAGTGCAGTTCAAGAAAATAGTCAAGCCAGTATTGAAGACCTTGCATCATATATAGGTCAATCAGAAAAAACTATCAGAAGAAAGCTAAAAGAACATGGTGGTTTTTGGATTGATAACGGTAATACAGGGTTGAAAAATAATTCTAATTAAGAATTAAACTTAAAATTTATCAATATAGGGACAGGGACAAACTCGATTAATTTGTCTGTCCCTCACAGGGTCAAACTCGATAAAAATTGAATGTCCCTGAGAGGGACATTCTCGAATAACTTATCGACTTTGTCCGGGACAAAGACAAACTATATATATTATATATATATAAAAGGGGTTTTAAATTCCCCTTTTATATTAAGTAATAATATACACGAAAAAGCAGAAGTTTAAAAATAAACAATTTACACAGAAAGGATATAAAATGAAGACTACTGAATTTTTTATGCCTATGGACCCACCAACAATTACACATCAAGAAAAGAAGATTAGTTATGTGAACGGTAAACCAATCTTCTATGAAGAACCAAGACTAAAAGAGGCTAGGTCAAAACTTGAAGCATATTTAAGCAAATATATTCCAAAGGAAATGTTTGTTTCAGGTGTATCACTTGTTACAAAGTGGTGTTTCCCACTAAAGGGAAAACATAGTGATGGTGACTATCGTACAACAAAGCCTGATACAGATAACTTACAAAAGCTTTTGAAAGATGTAATGACTAAGTTAGGCTTTTGGAAAGATGATGCACTTGTTTGTTCTGAACTGATAGAAAAGTTTTGGGCAGATATTCCCGGTATCTATATCAGGATAAAGGAGTTGCCTGTAAATGGACATTTCTCAAGTTAAGAAATATTTGAATAGGCAAGTAAGTTATAAGGGAAGTCTTTATAACTTGGTTGGTTGTATTATCAGACGAAGTACAAAAGAAAATAAGTTTATATATCAAGCTGAACTACAAGACAGTTTAGCTACAAATTCTTTAGTGGTATGTAAGCTGGATGATGTTGAAATAAGGAGTAACAATAATGGAAATTAAGAGAGTATGTGCAGTATGTGGCAATGAGTTTACTGCAAGAAACCACAATGCAAGGTATTGCAGTTATGAGTGCAAGAAAAAGCATACAAGAGAGTATGAAAGAAATCTCCGTAACGAAAAGGCGAAAGCCTCAAAGCAATCACGAGAACATAACCTTAACCGTACTTTGTACAATTTACATAAGTACAACGAAGAAAACGGAACAAGGTTAAGCTACGGTCAGTATAGAGCTAAGATTGAAAGTGGGGAGATTGCTATATGAGTAGAAAATGTGAAACTAGTTTGTATGATTATTACATGCATACATTATATGCAACATATCATACAACCAATGATGATACAATGGTTGAAATAATAGAACCTTTATCGGAGCAATCCGAGATTTGGATTGTACAAAACTGTGATACTGAAATGTTCTTTTTAGCTCACAGAAGTCAATTAGATGATATTCATTATTATGTATAATCTAAATAGTGAGTATAATTACTAGCTATGACTATTTCAAGTTTGCGGAAGGATGTGAAACAATGAACGCTAAAGAGTACCTTAATCGTGTAAGGTTTGCTGATAGGTTGATTAATGTTAAGGATAAGGAATTACATAGGTTAAGGTTAAGCATAACACAGATGAGTCCACAAACAAACGGTGACCGTGTTAAGTCCTCAAACACAACTGACTTTACACAAACAGTTGACAAGATAGTGGATTTACAAAATGAAATCAGCAATGAAATTGATGACCTTATTTGTATGAAGAATGATGTTAGAAGTAAAATCAATGGTCTTGATGATGCAATTTACATATTGGTTCTAACAGAATATTACCTTAATTGTGAAACCTTTGAGAAAACTGCCGAAACTATTGGTTGTTCTGATAGATGGATTAGAGCCTTGCATGGTAGAGCATTACAAGCCTTTAGAAAAAAATACAATATGGATTAGGTAGTTCCTATCAGTTCCTATTAATTCCTATTCTTAAGTGCTATAATGATATTATGGAAAACCGAAAGAGATAGATAAGATTGCAAGAATGATTTTCACTTCTACTATTCCTCTTGTAAAAAATTCAGCATTGCCCACCTAATTGTTTAGGTGGGCTTTGTTGTATATGAAATTAGGTGATTTAATGTACAAAAATAAGTTCAGCTATGAGAACACAACAAAATTCATTTTTAATGGTGAAGGCATTTTTAATATTCCTAGCATCAATGCTACAGATAATATTGACAATTTAGAGAATCTAATTGGCTTTAATTATGCAATGAGTAGCAAGAAGAAAGATTGTGGAGTGCATTTCTTTCTTGATGATTACCAGTTCCAACGATTATGGAATAATCCTGAAAAATATATTGAGGTGTTAATGAAATACCCCTTTGTACTTTCACCTGATTTTAGCCTTTATTCCGACTACCCTAGAGCCTTGCAGATTTATAACCATTACAAAAAGCATTGGCTAGCTGCATACTGGCAGATGTACGGTATCAAGGTAGTACCTACAATTTGTTGGAGTGATGAAGTTAGTTATAATTATTGCTTTGACGGAGAGCCAAAGAACAGTATTGTTGCAGTATCCAGCGTAGGCACACAGAAAAGTAACAAAGATAAAGAATTGTTTTTACAAGGTTATAACGAAATGTTAGAACGGTTAGAACCTACACAGATTATTTTTTACGGCACAGTACCGGAAGAATGTAAAGGTAATATAGTACAAGTGAAGTCATTTCAAGAAAAATTTAGGAGGTCAGAGTAATGGATGGCAGAGGTGGAACAAGCTCAGCTAGAAGTGCTTACGGTAATGGCGAACCAGTTTCAAAAATGGGTGCAAGATTTATGTACCATGCTTCTAAACAAAGTGGAGCATTGGAACGAAATAATCCGGATATAAAGAAAAATAGCAATTATGAAAAGATTGCACAAAGTGGGAATTTTAGTCTTATTGACAAGGCATCTAAGCAAGAACTTAGAAAAATGAGTGACTATTATGAAGCAAGAGATGAAAATTTAAAAAAGAAAGTAGCTAAGCTGGGTAGTATTGATAAAGCTTTTGAAAATCAAAATCTATTAAAAGAAAAAAGAGCAATAACAAAAGCAGTATTAGCCGCAAGAGAAGCACAGAAAAAATTTCAAAAGAGGCAAGTTATTGACCCTACTTTAGGGTATAGCCGAACTACAACAACATATGAAAATGCAAGAAAACGAAGGGAAAAGAACTTTGAAGCATGGTGGAACGGTAGTAGTAAATAAGGAACTAATAAAGAGAGGTGGTGACGGTGGCAAAGGGAAAATATCAAAAGTGGTTACTAAAGGAAAATTTATTATTGCTGGAGGGTTGGGCTAGAGATGGTTTAACTGATGAACAGATAGCGAAGAATATGGGCATTTCTGCAAAAACTTTGTGGGATTGGAAGAACAAGCATAGTAATATTTGTAATGCCTTAAAAAAGGGTAAAGAAGTTGTTGACTATGAAGTTGAAAATGCTTTGCTTTCATCAGCACTAGAGGGCAATACAACGGCTCAAATATTTTGGCTTAAAAATAGACGACCTGATAAGTGGAGAGATAAGCAGAAAGAAGAAACAGACACAACGGCACTTAATAAGCTGGATAATATTTTGAAAGAGATTAAAGATGATGCACTAAGGAGTACAAAGAATGGGTTACACAAATAAGCAAAAAGAATATATTGTAAATGCTACCCATAGATGGAACATAAAAAGTGGTGCAGTTCGTTCCGGTAAAAGTTTTGTTGATGTTACTTTTATTGTACCTATGAGAATTAGGGAGAGAATAGGCAAAGACGGACTTTGCTTTATTATCGGTGTATCTAAAGAAACTATTGAGCGAAATGTACTTCAGCCAATGAGAGAACGATATACTTCTGATGTTGTAGGAACAATCAACAGTCGTAACATTGCTAAAATCTGTGGTGAAGATGTTTATTGTTTAGGTGCTGAAAAGGTTAGTCAGGTTGCAAAAATTCAAGGTGCTTCAGCTAAATATATTTATGGTGATGAGGTAGCAAAGTGGAATGAAGATGTATTTGCTATGCTAAAGTCAAGACTTGATAAGCCTTATTCTTGTTTTGACGGTAGCCTTAATCCTGAACACCCTACTCACTGGCTAAAGCAGTTTATTGACAGTGATGCAGATATTTATTTGCAAGAGTATACAATCTTTGATAATTCCTTTTTGTCTAAAGAATTTGTACAAAACTTGTGTAATGAGTATGAAGGTACTATCTATTATGATAGATTGATTTTAGGCAAGTGGGTTCGTGCCGAAGGTGCTATTTATCGCAAATTTGCAGACAATCCAAAAGCGTATTATTGTAAGCTGGTAGAGAGAATAAACCCTGATTTACCATACAAACAGATACTAAAAAGCTCTTTACAAGAAGTAACTATTGGTATTGACTTTGGTGGTAATAAGTCAGGTCATGCGTTTGTTGCTACCGGTACAACTGATAATTACAGTGAGCTGGTGGCAATTAAAAGTATAAGGCACTTTGGAGAATATGATAGTAACGATTTAGACAGACTGGCTATAGAATTTGCACAGTCTGTTTTTGATATGGTAGGAAAAGTTGATTATGTTTATTGGGATAATGCCGAAACTGTTTTAGGTAGAGGTATAAAAAGAGCCTTTGAAAAGAAATTTCCTAATGTTATTGTTAGACCGGCTAGGAAAAAGCCTATACAAGACCGTATTCAATGTGCTTTGCGACTTATGGGAGCAGATAGGTTCTTTATTACTGATAGTTGTGGAAGCCTAAAAACGGCACTTACAGAGGCAGTATGGAACGATAAAAAGCTAAATGATGAAAGGCTTGATGACGGATCTACCGATATTGATAGTCTTGACGGTTTTGAGTACACCTTTGAAAGAAATATGAAAAGGTTTATAAAGGTGGGATAAAATGGGACTTATAAATTTTTTGAAAGGAGTGTGGAGCAGAGTGTTTCCAACAAAGCTAAGAAGTATTAAGAATGCACTTAATATTGATATTGCTTTAACTGATGAAATGTTAAAGTCTATTGATGTGTGGCAGAACAGTTATTCAGGCAGAGCATTGTGGCTTGATGAATATCATGTTGTCAGTTTAAGACTTGAAAAGTCCATTGTAAGAGAATTTAGCAATGTTTCTTTGTCTGAAATGACTTCAAGTGTTAGTTATAAGCCACTTGATGAAATATACAAGAAAGCAATTAGAAACCTTAACACACACTTTCAAAGAGGTTTAGCCACAGGTGCTATGATTGTAAAGCCTTTAGGTGGCAGTAAAGTTCAGTTCGTTTCTGCCAATGCCTTTATACCTGTTGAATATGATACTGACGGAAGACTAATTAAAGTTATATTTCCTGAATTTAAAAAGCTAGGTAACAAGTTCTATACTAGACTTGAATACCACGACCTAGATAAAGACAAGGGACTGACAATTACTAATTCTGCCTATGTGTCTGACAGTGAAAGCACATTAGGCAATAAGATACCATTAAGCAGTATTGAAGAATGGGCAGACCTAGAAGAAAGTATCACATATCCCACAATGAATAAAACTGCTTTCGGCTATTATCGTAACCCTATTGACAATGATATTGACGGCTCTATGACTCCTATTTCTATATTTGATTCAGCGTTGCCAATTATTCAGAAAGCAGATATTCAGTTTGGTAGGCTTGATTGGGAGTTTGAAAGTGGAGAAAGAGCTATACACATTGATGAATCAGCACTAAAAGGTAATAGAGTAGCAAAGTTAAATAAAAGGTTATATCGTAGTGTTGACCTTGATGATAATGAGGGAATTCTACAGGACTATTCACCGACAATCAGACAAGTTGATATTAAAGCGGGACTTGAGGCATACAAAAGAGAAATTGAGTTCTCTGTTGGTCTTGCTTATGGTGACTTGTCCGATCCGGCAACAGTGGCAAAAACTGCAACGGAAATTAAGTCGGCTAAAGACAGAAAGTACAACACAGTCAATGCAATTCAAGAAAATTTAAAGGATTGTATGGAGGACCTTGTGTATGCTTTAGCTTTTTATAATTCAATGACTACAAGTGGTTACAAGTTTGTTTGTGATTTTAAGGATAGCATTAAGACAGATGAAGAAACAGAAAGAAATCACGATATACAGGACCTTAATCTAGGTATCTTAAGACCTGAGGAATACAGAGCAAAGTGGATGGGTGAAGACATTGACACAGCTTTACAGAACCTACCACAAAAAGCTGAGGTGATAGAATGAGTAATTCAATTATTATTACAACAATTATTTGTGTTACAGTTATTGTACTGGCTTTTATAGGTAAAGATTAATGCAAATTACTGAGAAGGATATAGAGTCTGTTCCTCAGCCTATTGTGAGCCTTTTTAATGACCTGGAACAAACTATTATGCTTGACATTATTAGACGGTTACAGGCTAATAATAAGGAGATTACAAGGTCAGCAGATTGGCAAATTAACAGACTTTATGAATTGGGAAAAAGTAAAGAAGAAATAAAGAGTTATATCAAGAACACCTTGAATCTATCTGATGAACAGATAGACAAGGTGTTTTCTAATGCTATAAGAAGTGGTTATGCAAGAGACAAAAGCCTTTATGAAACAGTAGGTAAAAGTTTCATACCATATGAAGATAACTTACAACTTCAACAACTTGTTACATCAATGATAACTCAGACTAAAGGAGAGCTAAAGAACATTACCGGTTCTTTAGGCTTTGCACTTAGAGAGCCTAACTCAACTAAGCTAACATATACACCACTTACAGACTACTACCAAAACACTCTTGACAAGGCAATAACTCAGATTGCAACAGGTGCATTTGATTACAATACTGTACTGAGAAATACAGTGAAAGAAATGACTAACTCAGGACTAAGGTACATTGACTATGATAGTGGTTACAGCAGTAGAGTATCGGTAGCAGTAAGGAGAGCAGTCCTTACAGGTTATAATCAGGTAGTGGCAAATATCAATGAGAGTAATGCAGAAAAACTTGAAACAAACTATTTTGAAACTACTTATCATAGTGGGGCAAGACCTACCCACCAACCTTGGCAAGGTAGAGTGTATAGCAAGGAAGAATTAGTTTCAGTTTGTGGACTGGGTACAGTAACAGGGCTTTGTGGTGCTAACTGTTATCACAACTATTATCCATTTATTAAGGGTGTATCGGAAAGGACTTATACAGATGAAGAACTAAACCGAATGAACCAAGAAGATAATGAGAAAAAAGAGTTCAGGGGTAAAAGCTACACAAAGTATGAGGCTCTGCAAAGACAAAGAAAACTAGAAACCATAATGAGAGCAGAAAGGCAAGAGATTAAACTGCTTACAGAGGGTGGTGCCGGCGATGATGACATAATGTCAGCTAATGCAAGGTACAACAAGACATCAGACGAATATGCAAGACTTTCAAAGGCTATGAACCTACCACAACAAAGACAAAGAGTAAATATTGATGGACTGGGAAACATAGGTGCTAAACTAGATAAAATTAAGGTGAAAACTGTTGAAAAACCTAGTGAAAGTGGTATAAGTAGTAAATTAAAGTTTGCTAGTACTGACAATAGTGTCGATTTAGATTATATTTCATCAAATGAATATCATAATAAGTTCAAAGGAATAACTGGAAATTCTAAAATTGATGAGCAAATATTTAAGCAGTCCAAAGCTATGCTAACCCATAGAAACAAAACTGATAAAGAAAATATGTGTCTGATAGATAGTCGGACAGGTGATATAGTTGGTCGCCAAGCCCATTCAGAAACGGACTTTGGTATTGATTACAACGACAGTCTTAATAATGCTATCAGAAATAATCCTAAAGATACCTTGATTTCTATTCATAATCATCCAACTAATAACCCTCCTACGGGAAGTGATATTGTTTCTAATGGAATTAGAGGGTATAAATTAGGTATTGTTGTTACGCATGACGGAAAAGTATTTACTTATAAGGCAGGAAATACACCATTTAGTTCTTTAACATTTAGCAAAAGTGTTGACAAATTTAGAGGTGCGCCTTATAATTTAAACGAGTATAGCGCAATTATACAAACATTGAAAGATTTTGAGAAGTTATTTGGAATTTATTGGAGTGAGCGTTTATGATTCATGAAAAGGTGAATTTTGAACATTATTATGATGGTCATTATATTGATTCTGGCAAATCTCGAGAGCAAAGAGAAGAAGATTTAAAGTTATCGCTTGAAGAGGATAAAAAAATGAAAAGTTGGTCAGAAGTAGATTGTTAACTACCATATTAGCACTAACAGAAATGTTGGTGCTATTTTTATGTCTGAAAGGTGGTAATATTGTGATTTGTCCTTATAGAGATAAGACAGAAACCACAATTCAAAAAGAAACATATCATTTTAGTGATGATAATCTAAACATAGGTACTGATATTGTGACAAAGACTATTCATCAACCAATGGAATGCGTGAAGGCTGAATGTGGGGCATTTTACAATGGTAAATGTAATTACAAAAATTAATATTGTTATTAAGCACTAGCATTTTGTTAGTGCTTTTTTTATACCCAAAATCAAAATATAGACCGTTCCTAAGTCGTAAAACTAAGGATAGAAAGAGGTGCTACCTCGTTAAAAAGCGTATCGAAAGGAGCTATTATGCAAAGAAAATTTTTAGAAGATTTAGGACTTGATAAGGATAATATTGATAAGGTTCTGAATCAGTACAACCAAGATTTAGAAAAGGCTAAACAACCACTTATTGTGGAAAGAGATAGCCTAAAGGATCAGCTAGAGACTGCACAAGATGCACTAAAAGAATTTGATGGGGTTGATGTTAAGGACTTACAAGGTAAAATTGATAGTCTTAACACAGAACTTGCAAACAAGGACAAAGAGTACAAGGATAAAATTTCAGATATGGAGTTTACTTCTGTACTTGATACGGCTTTATCAAAAAGTGGTGCAAAGAACAGTAAAGCTGTTAAGGCTTTGCTTGACCTTGACAACCTTAAAACATCAAAAAATCAAGCAGAAGATATTGAAAAGGCTATCAAGGATGTAAAGACAGAAAATGACTACATGTTCAAGTCAGATGAGCCTTTCAAAAATCCGGTAAAGAACACCGGTAACACAAATATTAAACCTGACTCAATGTCAGCCATTAGGTCTGCTATGGGTTTAGGTGAACCAAAAGAAGATAAATAATTAAGAAAAGAGGTTTTATTTTATGGCAAATACTATTGAATTAGCAAAATCCTATGTGCCACTTCTTGATGAAGTGTATAAAAATGCTGCACTTACTTCTGATTTAGACGGTGCGTCAGAACTTGCACAGGCCGGTGCTAATGCTAACGAACTGATTATTCCAGTGATTGAAATGGACGGTCTTGCTAACTATGACCGTAACAGTGGTTATATTAACGGTGATGTAACTATTAAGAATCAGACAGTAGCTTGTAACTACGATAGAGGCAGAAAGTTTACGGTTGACAGTATGGATAATATTGAAACTGCCGGTATTGCATTTGGCAGACTTGCAGGCGAATTTATCCGTACTAAGGAAGTACCTGAACTTGATGCATTTAGATTTTCTACATACTCAGGTATCAAGGGTATTTCTTCTGCATATGGTAGCCTTTCTACAGGTGACAGTATTATCAAGGCCCTTCGTACTGCTACTGCAAAGATGGATGATGACGAAGTACCAACAGATAACAGAATTCTGTACATTCGTTCAGACCTTTACGGTGTAATTGATGATATGGATACAACAAAGTCAAGAAAAGTGCTTGAAAGATTTTCTAAGATTGTTCCTGTACCTTCATCAAGATTTATGACTAACATTACACTAAATGACGGTAAGACCAGTGGTCAGGAAAAAGGTGGTTATGCTAAGTCAGCAAAATCTGTTGACATTAACTTTGAGATTATCCATAAGTCAGCAGTAATCCAGTACACCAAGCACAAAGTACCTAAGATTATTGACCCTAACGCAAACCCTGATGCAGACGCATGGACTTTTGGTTATCGTAATGTTGGTATTGCTAGGGTGTATCAGAACAAAGTAGCAGGTATCTACTGTCACACAGCAACACAGAACACAGCTACTCAGTCAGTAGAAAATGAAGTAAAGTCAGTATCTGAATAAGAGGTAAAGCAGTATGATGATTTATGCAAATATGGATTTTTATAAAAATAAATATCAAGGTGCAGTCATTAATACTGCTAACCCTTATGTTTATTTCCGTAAAGCAACTAACTATATTAGGCACTATACTTGTGACAACATTGATGAGGGCGATATACCTGAACAAGTAAAAATGTGTTGTTGTGAAGTGGCTGAACTGCTTTATCATGCAGAACAAAATAGTAGTAACTATGTAACCTCTGACAAGACAGGTGATATGTCAGTTACATATGAAAGTACAGAAAGCCAAAGACAGGTTTTGTCAAAGAAAATTAAGTCTGTAATTTATATGTGGCTAAGTGGTACAGGCTTACTGTACAGAGGTGTAAAGTGATTACTAATTTTAAATGTACAATATATCATTTTAATGGGGTGGGGTACAGTAAGTTTTATGTACCCCATTGTCATTGGCAAGAGAACAAGGCAAGTAATGTTATGAAAAGTGGTTTACAGAATGCTGACAGTGTAACTGTATATATACCACTTGATAGCCTTGTAATTACTCCTAGCAGTAGCTTGTTACCGGCTAATGATGTTTTCCCGGGAATGAAGATTGTGCCTAAGAAACCCTCACAAGACCTTATTGTAAAAGGTTATTGTGACTTTGAATTTAATAATACCGACCAAAAGACAGTATCGGAAAGTATGAAGGAGTTTAACAAGTCTTTTAGTTACAACACTATTATGTCAATAGACATCAAAGACTATGGTGCTAAAAGGTTACAACACATCAAGATTAGTGGAAAGTAGGTGAATGTATGATTATTAGTCAGCCACAAGATAGCACAATTAACACACCTAACGGAAGTCTGAATTTTAAGTGGCATAGTGACTTTGGTTCTTTAACTGAAAAGGAATTTCAAAAGGCACAAAGGTTTGTTGACAATGAAGTTATAAGGCAGATGATACCATACACACCTATGGATACAGGCTTTCTGTTTAAGTCTGCCACAGTAGGTACAGTTATTGGTAGTGGTAAGGTTGTACAGTTAGGACCTTATGCAAGGTATTTATACTATGGTGTTGTTTATGGTCCTAATATTCCACTATACAAGAATGGTGAATTGGTAGGCTTTTACAGTCCACCAAAGAAATACCCTACCGGTAGAGAGTTAAAGTATTCAACTGCTAAACACCCTTTAGCAGGGAAGATGTGGTTTGAACGAATGAAAAAGGATAAGAAAGATGTTATCCTGAACGGTACTGCAAAAATTTTAGGTGGTAATGTGAAATGAACATAATTGAAGTAGTAAAGTCAGCTTTGCAGAGTTTTCCACAAATTAATGAAGTGTGTAATGAAATCTCTATTGACTTTACAGATGATACAATTGATAGTTACGGACTATCTTCAACAGGTGATACATTGCTAAAAGAAGATATTTTAGGTAATCAGACAAGACAACATAACTTTATTCTGTATGCAGTGTATCAGTCCGTTAATGACTATGACAGAATGGTAAATACAGGTGCTTTACTCTCACTTCAAATGTACCTTGAACATTTTGCAGATAATCAAGAAGTTACTGTCAAGGTGGGTGACAAAGAGTATATAGGCATTCTAACAAAGTTAACTTGTTCAAATGGTATGATTTACGAAATACCAAATGGCAATATGAATAACGGTGTGGTATATCAGTTGCAGATTATATCACAATACAAAATTGATTTTTAATGAAAGAAGGTAATATTATGGCAGAAACAAAAGCAGTAAGTGGTACACCCGGCAAGTATTCAGGTAAGCTAAAAAGAAGTTACTTAATGCACTACATTGACGCTAGTTTTGGTAGTCAGACACCTAGTTGGTTTCTAATCGGTAGAGATATTGAGGAACTATCAATGGAGCTAAATCCGGAGGCAGACTCAAAGAATATTCTTGACCAAACTATTGATAATGGTTACGCACCAACTCTAGGTGTAGAAACATACTATGCAAACACAGAAGATGAAATCTTTGACAAGCTAAAAGACATTGCTATGAATAGACTTACAGGAGAAAATTGCAGAACAAAAATTCTTGAAGTGCTTATTGATAACAATGCTACTATTGATGCATCAGGTGCAGTTACAGGTGCTAGTGCTTGGGTAGAAGATTGTTTTGTAAAGCCACAGTCTTACGGTGGTGCAGGTGGTAACAATAGTGGTGTAAATATTCCTTACAATGTTTCACTTGAAGGTAATCGTCAGAAAGGTACTGTTGCTATTACTAACAAAGTACCAACATTTACAGCAGTATAAGGAGAAGTCTAATGAACAATTTAGGTTTTGATGTTGGATATAAAGAATATTCTATTAACGGTGATGAAAGTAGAATTTTGCGTATTAACACAAGCGATATGAATGTTATCACTAGAATGAATAAAGCAGAAAAGGAGCTACAGAAGATAGCCGATAAGTGTAATAGTACTACTGCTGAAAATGCAATAGAAACACTTTCCTATTTAGATAATGAAGTAAGAAAACAGATTAATTATGTCTTTGATGGTGATGTTTCTGATATTATATTTGGTAATACTAATTGTATTAGCATTGCCGGTGGTAAGCCCATTTTTGAAAACTTCCTAGAGGCAGTACTCCCAATCATCAAAGAAGATATTTCTACAGAACAGAAGAAAATTGAAAGAAAAGTTAGCAAGTACACATCTAAAGTAAAATGATTGGTGAACTTCCTAAAAGCCTGGAAATTGACAATGCAACATATGAAATTAATTCAGATTTCCGTGTTGCATTGTTAATATTTCAAGCATTCAATGACCCTGAACTAGACCAATATTGTAAGGCTTTAGTATGTCTAAAGTGTTTGTATAAAGAAGTACCGGCTAATACAGAACAAGCTATTAAAAAAGCAATGTGGTTCCTTGATGGTGGAGATACTCCAAAATCTCAAAATCAAAGAAAAATACTTGATTGGGAACAAGATGAAAGTATAATCTTTCCGGCTATTAATAAAGTAGCCGGTTACGAAACAAGAGAAGTTAAGTACCTTCATTGGTGGACTTTTCTAGGTCTATTTAATGAAATTGGAGATGGCTTGTTTTCACAGGTAATGAACATTAGAGGTAAGAAGTCTAAAGGAAAGAAACTTGAAAAGTGGGAGAGAGAATTTTACAGTTCCCACAAAGAGTTAATAGACCTAAAGAGAAAAGCTACTTCACAAGATGAACAACAAGAACTAGATTTCATTAATAATATTATTTGATATGCACAAAAATGTTGTTGACACTTGGATAAATTTGTTATATTATAATGTATATACTTAATAAGTAAGGGGTAATGTACAAGTGAAGTGTCCATTTTGTGGTGCCGATAACAGAGATGATGCAGAACTATGTAGTTATTGTGGTAGTTACATTGGCAGAAAAGAAACTGAAAAAACAGTTATAAATCAAACAATTTATGTTAATAAAACAGATAGTCAACCTAGACAACAGACCTATTATAATAATGCAACGCTTAGACCAAAGGTAAAGAAAAAACCATTCTATGAAAGATGGTGGTTTTGGCTCATTGTTGTTGTATTTGCGTTAAGTCTTATTAGTAGTATAGTAAATGGGAATAAACAAGTTGATTCATCAGATGATGGCTTAACTGATTCTAGTATTAGTGAAAACCATTCTGTATGGGCGAATAAAACTACTAGTATTAATGATTTCAATTATTATATAGATGGTAATGAAATTATAATCAAAGAATATAAAGGTAATGATGATAAAATAAAAATTAGTAGTACATATACTATTGATGATAAAAAGAGAAAAGTTACATCTTTTAGTGACGCTGTATTTATATTTGATTCAGTAGAAAGTGTGATACTTCCTAATGGTACTAAGCATTTGGAAGCTAATATGTTTAATAGTTGTGGTATTAAATACTTGTATATTCCAAAGACTGTAAAAAGTGTTGACGACTACTTTTGGGACTACTTTCATAATATGGAGAAAATCTACTATCAAGGTACAGAAAAGGAATGGAAAAAACTTTGTAAAGTTGATAGGTCTGAAATAGATGTAAAAGAAATTATCTACAATACTGATTCAAGCAAACTTAAATAAAAATTAGCCACTCTGTAATGGGGTGGCTTTTCTTATGCGTACATCAAGTGGTGTACGCATTTTTTATACCCAATTTTAGGAAGGAGGGGTTATATGGCTACAGATGGTAGTATCATTTTTGACACTAAAATTGATGCAGACGGTTTTAACAAAGGCACAAAGAATATGTCCTCAAAGGCTATTGATTTAAAAAATAAGATTGCTCAGACCACAAGAGAGATTAAATCTTTAGAAGATAGTCTAAGGGAAATGTCTAATACACCTATTAGAACTAATATATCAGCCGGTATCGAAAAAGATATTACAAAAGCTAAAGAACAGTTAAAGTCCCTTTATAACAAAGCTGATGAAATAGGCAATTCTAAGCAGAAAGATTTAACAGACTTAGGACTAGGCACAGAACATCTTGACAGTATATTGAGTAATGACAAAGAGTGGAACAAAGTCCAGCAACAAATTACTGAAACAGAAAATAAGCTGAAAGAATATGAGGCTAAGCTGAAGAGCGTTAGAAGTGCCGAGAATTCAACTACCGGTAAAGATACGGCTGAATATAAGGAAAAGCAAGAGAAATTAACAAGGCTTAATGAACAACTGAATACTTATAAAGCTAGATTAGGTGAAACTGAAAGTAAAGAAAAAACAACTTCAAAGCAGACAAATATTAATACTGATATTTTAAAGAAATTTACTACTGCTATAAAAAAACTTGGTAAAAAGATGAAAACTGTTTTTAGTAATACCGTTGTTAGTGGTATTAAAAAAATTGGTAGTCATCTTAAAAACTTATTTTCTCATACTAAAAAGACCAGTAGCCAAATGGGTGGCTTTGCTAAGGCTTTAAATAGAATTAAACAAGCTATTGGTGGAATGTTACTTTATAAGGTTATCCAAGGTGGTATTGAGGCTTTAAAGGATAGTTTAGGAGAAATGGCTAAAGAAAGTCCTGCAGTGAATAAACAACTATCAGCATTGTTGACTTCGTTTACCTATATGAAAAACAGTATTGCTACTGCTTTTTTGCCTATCTTAACAATTGTTACCCCTATACTAACCGGGTTAATGGACACTTTAAGTAAAGCTACTAACAAGGTGGCAGAATTTTTTAGTGCCTTAACCGGTCAATCCTCATATGTAAAAGCAGTAAAGGTTCAACAGAATTATGCCAAGAGCCTTGACACAACTACTAAAAGCACTAAAGCTAACACAAAGGCCACAAAAGATAATCAAAAGAATTTGGCATCCTATGACCAACTTAATGTTATGGAACAGTCTAGTTCTTCAAATAACATCAAAGACAGTAATGCTTCTAATGGGAAGCAGTTCAAAACTGTTGCAACACCTTTTAGTAACTTTGCTAACCAATTGAAAAAGGCAATTAGTAAAGGCAATTATGGAGCAGTTGCGAAGATACTATCAAAAAAATTGAATTCGGTGTTGTCAAGTATCGATTGGAAAAGCATAAGACAAAAAGCTAAGAATATTGCTAGTAATATTGCTGATTTCATTAATGGTGCTATAGAAGAAATTGATTGGTTCCTACTTGGCACTACGTTAGGTAATGGCTTGATGACAGCTATAGACTTTCTATACACACTCATTAAAAAGATAAAGTGGAAAAAGTTAGGGAAAAGTATTGCTAGTTTTCTTAATGGTGCAATTAAGTCTATAAACTTTATTGAAATAGCCAAACTGCTTGGTGAAAGTATCAATGGTATTTTTGAATTTGTACTTGGTTTTGCAAAAGAATTTGATTGGATTGCTTTAGGCGAAAGTATTAGAAATGCTTTAACAGAATTGTTCAATACTCTTGATGTACAGTTAGTTATTGATGCCATATCTTCTATGATTAATGGTGTTTTTACTACGGCTCTGACTATTGTTGGTGACCCTGATTTTACTGAGTTAGGTTCAAAAACTGCACAAGCATTGAAAAATATGCTAAACAAAATCAATTGGAAAAACATTTCAAAACTTTTCTTTACTCTTCTGAAAGGTGTTTTTGATTTTGCAAATGGCTTTCAGCTTGAAATTGATTGGGAAAAAGTAGGAGAGTCATTAGCCTCAACATTTGATTCGTTTTTTAATGAAGATGGTGAAGGTCACAAGTTTTTAGTATCTATAGCTAACGCATTTTGGAATTTTCTTTGGGGAGCTATTACTGCATTTGATACTTTTATAAAAAATATTGATTGGGATGAATTCGGAAATAACTTAGTTAAGGCTGTAAGGATTGCTGTAAAAAAGGGTGGGGAGTTAGCAGTTAAACTGTTGTCAATAGCAGGTACTGTTGTAAATGAACTTTTAAAATCTTTACACAAGGTTTTATCTGATAGAGAAACAACCAAAAGTTTAACAAAGGCTATAAAAAAGGCTTTTGATACAGTGGACTGGGCGGAAATAGCCGTTAATGCCTTAACTTTGCTTGTTGATGCTTGTTCTGCACTTGTCGATATAATAGGTGATCTTTTAGATGATCTTACGAAAGAAATGGCTGATGGTTTTAGTCATAATAAGAATAATAGTAAAATTGAAAAAGCAGTTGTAGAACTTGTAAAAGCAATAGCAAATCTTTTTATATCTATTCTCAATTTAGCACTTAAACTAATAGTTAATGTTATTCCTAATTTAGTGTTAAGTTTATTTAGACTAATAATTGAAATGGTTACTTGGCTTGGCAGTCTTTTCTTAGGTGACGAATGGTATCAAACTGCCGAAGATAGTTTAAAGAAAGAGTTTCCGGTTATGGACTTTGATTGGGAAATTCCTAAGTTAGCTACCGGAACTGTTGTTCCGGCATCTCACGGTGAATTTTTAGCAATGCTCGGCGATAACAAAAGAGAAACAGAAGTTGTTTCCCCATTATCAACAATGAAACAAGCATTTTTAGAGGCTATGGCTGAGGGTAACTTTGGTGGTAATGATAAGGATATTAACCTTACCATTAATCTTGATGGTGAAGTTATATTCAAAGGAATGGTTAATAAGGACAGTGACTACCGTAAAAGGTTTGGTAAGTCTGCATTTGCATAGGTAGGTGATTTTATGGCTAATTTTGATTTTGATAAATTTAACGGTACTCTAATTTATATTGGTAAAGCAGTAAACGCAATTGAAGTCGATTATACACCATTCCCACATGACCTGATGGCTAAGGAATCATATCAATCAACACCATTACAAAGAACTGAACTAAAAGCCTATAGAGATACCAAGAATAAATTACATAGAGTTACCTCACCAAACTATAAGTCTAAAATAGTGTTTCAGACAATACCCCTCCACCTAAAACAACTAAAGTCAATCAGGAAAACACTTAACAATGCTTTTATTCACAAGCAACAAAGAAAGCTATATGTAATGTATTGGGATGAAGAATTAATGAAGTATCGTAAGATGGTTTGTTATATGCCTGATATTACATACACAACAAAAGTTATTAAGGGTACAGATATAGAGTACAAAGCTCTTGAACTTACCTTTATTGAGTATTGAGGTGATGTAATGATTACAGTAGATAGCAAAATCAAGAACCATATTATTAATGACCTTGTGGAAAATACAGTTGAAATTCTTTTTCCTAATAACTCAGATATAGCAACAATCACAATGGATAATATTGTTGAAGAAAGTATGACCCTCAAACAGTCAATATGCAGTGAAAGTACATTGAAGTTTGGGGGTTGCATAGCCTCTGAGTTTAATATTTCAGTTTGTGATACTGAGGATAGAATTTTCAGTAATAAATTAAAAGGCAAATGGATATATGTTAGACTAACTCAAAGTTATCTAGGTGACTATATCTATCCGTCAAGTACTCTGTACCCATCAGCTAAAATCTATCCCGGTAGGCAGGTACAAGAAAAAACATGGGATTTGTTCTGTGGTTATGTTGATAAGTTTCAGCGTGATGGAGATGATAAGCACATTTATAAACTTACTGCATATGACTATATGGCAAAGCTGAACCAAAAAGATGGAACAAAAAGTTTATTTGAAGAATGGCAGAACGCTACATTCAGACCACTAGGAACTGTAATGGCTGACTTTATTAACTTAACTTATCATCCATCAGTAAGTGAAACATCAGGTATTTTAACAAACACTTTTAGTACCAATGGAGTTAATTACAAAATATATAATTTTAAAACTAGGAATGGTCATTGGTTACTAGATAAGGACAATCTAGTAACATCCGGTAGCGTACTAAGGGATTGTTGTGAAATGATAGGTGTATTTGGTTTTATATCTCCTTTTTCTGATTCATTAGAGAAGAAAGGCGATACTGTAAAAGGCAATTTTGGGTTGGTTTATATATCACCTACAGACTCACCTGAAGTATATGACTTTTATGAGGATTTAAGCTATGAGGATTACATAGTGAAGGGCTATACTGATTTTAAATGGAAGTATGGTGGAAATCTTGACGGAAAGACAACCGAAAAAGAAACTACATTTAGACCGGGCAATACGGAAATACCGGACAATGAAACAAAAGTATATGACTTAACGAAAAATGTAATTTGTTGGCAGAATGAAGATATGAATACATCTAATTGGCATATACTTAACGACTTGTACAATTACAAGAATAATAAAGGTGACCCTAGTGACATTACAAAAAGGTTTTATAACTGTAGTTACACCCCATTTACTGCCACAACAGATGGCAGACCTTGGGTACAGGTTGGGGACAATGTACAGTTTAATGTGTATGAAACTGATGTAAATGGTGCTCCATTATACGAAAACGGTAAACAGAAAATGACAGTAGTTAAAAGTGTAATCCTGTCAAGAACCCTTAGTGGTATTCAAGCCTTGACAGATACATTAGAGGCGAAAGGAGAATTATAATGAGCTATAAAAAAGTAGGTTGGGAAGATGCCCCATCATCAAACACACCGATTTTATCGGTAAGTTTGAATCAGATGGATGACGGTATTGAAAAAGCAAACAAAGGCATAGTCTTTAGCTACTCTGCAACCTTCAATTCTGATGGTGTGCTAAAGAACACAACATCAACAGAAGCATTGGGTACAGGTAGTTTTGCGACAAGTCAGACAGATATTGTAACAGTATTTGTTGCAGATAATGTTACAAAAATTAATAATGGTACATTTGGTGGGTGTACCTCACTAAAGACTATCTATATTGATAACACAGTTGGCAAAGTGGATATTGTGAGTGGTTCAGTACCATCAGGTGTTAGTATCGTGTACTCAAATGATGATAACTTCATTAATGTAAATGAACTATTAGCAAGTGCTATTAGGTCGCTGAAGAAACAAGTAAATGCAGATAAGTCTGATTGGGAGAAAAGAGCAACAAGTATTGAAGCTCAGCACAAAACAGATGTACAAGCACTAACCGACAAGGCTAATAGCATTGTTGAACAGGCAAATACTGATAGGCAGAATTTTAATAACAGTGTTGATGAAATCAATACCAAGTTAGAAACTAAAGAAAATGTATCTAATAAGGTAAGTGTGATTACACATCCCAGTTTAGACTATTATCCTGACACCAAAGCAGTATTTGACTATGTGAACAGTAAGTTAGAAACACCTCTATCAGACATTGAAAGTTTGAAATCCGGTAAGCTTGATAAAGCTGATTTTAATGCATACAAGACAAACAATGATACAGCAGTAAAGAAGAATGCTACGAATATTGCCCAAAATGCTACGAATATTGCCCAACTAGACAAAAGCAAAGCAAATCTAGTGCAAAGTTATAATCTTTTTGATTGGTCGATTTTAAATGGTAAAACTGCCAATGGATTAACTGCAACGGCAACAGATGATGGAGGGTATCATATCACAGGTACACCAACGAAAAAATATGTGTCAATGTTAGTAAAGTCAATATCATTAGAAAATGGGGAGTATTACATTACTAGTGGTAAGACTACTAATAGACAAAGCAACTGTTATAGCCAAATCACATTAGTTGACAAAGATAAAAAAGAAACTTACTATTCTGAAAAGTCATTTACGGTAAGCAACGAAAATCTGAGTGAAATTATACTGTCAGTCCAAACTGGTACACTTCTTAACTATATTGATGTAGTCTTACACCCTTGCTTATACAAAGCTAAATATAAAGATAATATGCCTCTATCCTACAATATCGAAAGAAGTACATTAGAGTTAGCAAATCAATTACAGCCTTATATTTGTAATACTATGTCTAATTCGCAAATTAAAGTTACAACAGACAAGTCAACTAGCATTGTACTTAATGACAGTAGTGATTGTAACATTGTTGGGTTAACTTTGTACGGTAAATCAACTCAAAGTGCAATACCTACACCAACCAATCCCGTTGCTATTAATAGTGTTGAAAATCCAAGTATTACATTTAGTAATAAAAAAAGTTCTCAAAACTTGCAATTAAACTATATATTAAGAGGTGTAGACAATACTTGTGATGTGTTGACAATTAATAGTGACGGCACAGGCTTTATCACAGGAAAATTACAGCAGTTAGTTTTGCTGAGTAGTGATTTTGATAATCTGAAAGAAAATCCAAGTGGCACAAACACCCATAGATGTACATTAACATTATCAAATTCAACGCAATGGGCTAATAGTTCTGTTAAATATGCACCACTTTGTAATGTACTTCAATTCTTTGCTTTTGCCGGTACAGAAAAATATCCTTGTTTTGATATAAGAACAAATACATTGTATGTTGACTTAGGTTTATCACTTAACGATACAAAAGCAACACTAAAGAATTGTGCTGATGAAAATAACGGTATTGTTTTAGTTGGGGTAAAGCAAACACCGACAGTTATAAATTTAACTAATGAACAAATTAATGGATTTTTGAATTTACATATGTATTATCCAAGCACAACTGTTGTATCAGACTGCGACAGTCAGCTAACTTATATTGCTGATACAAAGAATTACATTGACAACAAGTTTAATGAGTTAGCAACGGCTCTTGTTGCACACGAAAGTGAGGTGATGTAATAATGTTTAGCTTACATGATTTTGTTTTTAAGACTTTAGAAACAATGAAGAACAGACTTGATGAGTACCAAGTCAGAGCATACGCACTAAGCTGGTATAGCAAGTCAGTCTTAACAGATGATGATATGCTAACTATTGATAGTTGGTATACAGTTGTCGAAACTGAAACAACTAACAAAGATACAGAAAACTCAAACGGCGACTTTGCCGAAGATGTCACAACAGGCACAGAAAGTGAGGAAAAATAAAATGAAAGAATGGATTTGTACTGCTATTGGTGCAGTAGGTGGACTTTTTGCATGGTTGTTTGGTGGTTGGGATACTGCTCTGGTAACACTATGTTTATTTATGGCTATTGACTATGTGTCAGGTCTTGTTGTTGCAGGTATATTCCACAATAGCAAGAAAACATCATCAGGTGCATTAGAAAGTAAAGCCGGTTGGAAAGGCTTGTGTAAAAAGGGCATGACCCTATTATTTGTGCTAATTGCGTATAGGCTTGATTTAGCAATTGGCACTAGTTATATAAGAGATGCAGTAATCATAGGCTTTATGGCTAATGAACTAATCTCTATCGTAGAAAATGCCGGTTTAATGGGTTTACCATTACCGGCTATTATTAATAAGGCAATTGATGTATTACAGAACAAAGGAAAGGATGATAACTAATGTCAACAAAGATTGTAGATGTAAGCAGATGGA